TTAGTTACATCTAATGTTGCTAAATCATTCATATTTTTTACCTTTCAAAAAAGAATCCCTTATATCACAAAATCACTTGTTTGTCAAGCACAATCTTCCTGTTCCATCCAGTTTTTTCCTTGAGACATTTCAACCTCAAGAGGTATATAGTCTGACAAACCAAACCTTTTCTTAGCTTCAGCTTGTGCATCAACCAAACAACCTGGTGCAACTGACTTGACTATCTCTAACTCACTTGGATGAGTATCTATTAATACACTATCATGTACTGTGTTAATCACTACACTTCTGAGATTCATCTCCCTTAGTTTGTTGAATAATAATATTACGCCTAGTGGTACTATCTCTGCTGTAGCTACTGACTGTACAGGATAGTTTACTATCTGAGTTTTAAACGTAGCCTGACCTGACATATTTCTCTGGCAATCAGGGAAACTAAACTGTCTACCAGTAGCAGTAGTAACTACTTTGTGCTGGATGGCTTCGTTTTGTAACTGCTCATGCCATTTAAATATGCCTCGATACTTGTTGAAGAACTCTTTGAAATAGGTTCTCTGAGCAGTTGTACCTTGAGTTCCCCCATACAGAGGACGGAAGGTGGAAGCTTTTGCTGGTCCTCTTTCAGTAGGCTCTCCATTTTCTGTAAGGACTTTGGCAGTGTAGGCGTGAACGTCAAAGCCAGACTCGACTTCTCGTTTAACTGTTTCATCAGTTGCGAGTATTCCTGCAACCCTAAATTCAAGTTGAGAGTAATCAATTTCGACAAGCGAACCTCCTTCAAATCTACTAACGAATGCCTTTCGTACAGGGAACAACCTACCTTTAGGCATATTCTGTAGGTTAGGGCTGCTAGAACTTAAACGACCAGTGGCAGTAATGCACTGATTAAAATTAGCATGAAGTAAAGCATCTGATTTAATACCTTTCCGTATACCTTCAATAAAGGCAGACCTATATGTTTCGATTGCTGATAATCTTACTATTGATTCCAAGAACTTCTTAGCTTCTGGATCGGTGACTTCATTCAGTAGTGTGGTTAATGTATTCTTATCTGTTTTAAATCCACCTGCTGAAGCTAGTGATACTCTTGGTGAGATGTTTAATCCACCTCTCTCAGGTAAGTTCTCGTATACTACACCCTTACCTAGACAATGTGGACACTTGGTAGCTTTCTTAAAGTTACTACCATCTTTCTTTACCTTGTAGTATTCTCCTCTGCCATCACAAGCTGCACACTTTACAGCCCTGACTTTGTGTGATCTTTTGAAACATTTTGTTAAGACATTACGAAATGATTTGATATCTATGTTAGGTCTAATAAGTGTCTTACCTCTAGCATCTACACCAATGTTCATCTCATCCTTCCAAGTATTTTTATCAACTAACTTGCAAGAATAAATAACTTGTGAGAGTTGTTCTGGCGAGGATAGGTTTACTTCTAGATCACCCATTAGATCCCTGACCTTCTTATTGAGATAGGAGTTTAACTGTGCTTGCTCCTGTTCATACTCAAGATCAACTTGCTCCAACACCTGTAGATCTATTGCCATACCTGATCTCTCTATGTCAGTCAGTACACTACAGAACTCACACATTAGATCTCGTATTGGTATCAGAGATTTGTTTTCACTTCTCTTAAATCTCTTTTGTTGCTTCTCAAATACTTCCGCAGTAGACATTACATCGTAGTATAAATACTTTTTCTGATCTTCTTCAGACATATCTGAGTAATTCAAACCTTTACTCAATGCATCACCAAGCAAACTTTGTTTACGAACAACTTTATATTTCTCAGATAAAGCATCTAATGAGAGCTTACTTCGTATACCCTTGTTCAATACATATTCATTGATCATAGTATCTATGACTTTGTTATTGCACTCAATACCTACTTCACGTAACCATGCTAAATCAAACTTAGCATTGTGTGCTACGATGTATGTGGCTTCATTTATTGCTTTTTTAAATTCATAAAGATAATAGTTATCTATAGGAAACTTCTTGATATATACAGCACCATCACTGTTCCATATAGGTGATCCATCTAATGCTCTGTATGTATACCCTATTGCTACAAGAGTATTGTCTTTATTGTACGGTGAGGGATCTTTACGATCACCATTTAAATCAACCTCTAAATCTATAACTAACGCATAATCAATCATCGCTTCATCTCCGCAGCCTGTTTGTCAAGCATACGATCAACTACACTACGCTCTCTTCTAACTGCTTTTAATGTTTGTCTGCTGACGTTACGTCTTTGACCTTTCGATACGTAGTGTCCTCCAGACTTCTTTCTCTTTGGCATTGCATACCCCTATCTATAAAATATATGATCACCGATTGTAACTATTTTCTCAAGCTTTTTCCAACCTGGATCTACATAAGTAGCATGAAAATATGTAGCATCATCTACGACTTTTATATTACCATAATTTGCATGAACTA